AGTTGCTGATGTACAGGAAAGTGACTGCGGAACCAATCGTGTTGTTTGATCGAATAATTCCACTGCCAGGGTCGGCATCAACAGTTGAGTTGCTGAACGTGTACTGCACGTTCCCTGAAATGCCTTGAGCGCCTGTTGCGCCCGTCGGACCCGCAGGACCAATGTCGCCCTGCGGACCAGCAGTTCCCTCCAAGTTCACAAACCAAGACGAGAACGTGCCTGTCCCAACCCTGCTTGTAATGCTAAGAACCAACGACCCTGTGACTGGATCGTAAGAACTCACCGTTCCCCTCATCAGACGTGTTGCGTCGTAAGCAACAACAGCGACTTGACCTGGAGTGTAAGCAAGCCCCTTGCCAACCGTGAGCGTTACTGAGCCTGATGCAACCAACGCCAACGAAGTGGCCGAAGTCGTTGCATACGAGTCCCCTGCCGATCCAGACCATTTTTCTATGGACGTAAAGATTTGCCGCAGAACTCGTGGTTCTGCTGGCTCGACTGCTGGGATCGGGTTCGACCACTTAGTCATTAGCGACCGATAGCGATGTAACTAACGCGAACGCCTTGAGAGGCGGCACGTTGAAGGCTGAAACCGCCAAAAATGTTTGCTGTGACAGTTTCTGTATAGCAACGAACAGTAAAACCACTCAATGTTTTTGAAACCACAGAAATAAACTGAGTAGGAACTCCAGCGTCTCCACTTGTGACAACAACGGTATCAATGGCGGTTGGAAATGCAGTTACAAAAGGAACAAATATTTGACCGTTGCTATCAGTTGACTGTCCTACTGGCGGCACCCAATCAGCAGCCTTAATGATCTGACCCGCAGCAGCCATGCTCGGACGGAACGTCAACGGCGTAACCGCCGAATCATCCACATATTGCTTCCTAGTAAACTGATTAGCAGTAGTCGGATTCGTGGCAGGACCACTAGGGATGCCCGTGAACGGCGTTGTGCCGTCAATTTTTACACGCTGATCGACATACTGTTTCCGAGCAAACTGATCGGGCGATGTTGGATCAGTGCCAGGACCAGATGGAATAGCCGTAAACGCCTTGGAGGCGTCACGAACAATCACTTCAGCGTTGACGTAGTTTACGACATCATCAAAGTTTTGGTTGACTTCCGCAGACTCAATGTCTGTGGCAGGAACAAACGTGTATGTCTTACTTACTGCACTCATCGAACCCTCCGAGGGACATATTTAAAAATCAAAGCATCGACACCCCAAAAAACGGGGGCCTGTGCTTCACCTGGCTCAGCAGCAGACAGCACTTTGCCGCCCACTCTTAAAGAAACGGATCGGGCAATACCTAGTGTCTGTCCACGGTCCACATACCCGTAGACACCTGACCTCGCCCACTGTGTTGTCCCTGGATTCGCTGGACCAACCCAGTCGGAATCGGGATCATCCCAAATGGCATCGTTGATACCTGAAGCACTGGGAACAGCATTGAACTTAAAGTTCTTCACAGTGACTGTCGGGTCATAATCTGAATAAGAAATGACAGGCAAGTCATAACCTTGATCAACTTGCATCAAAGCCTCAGTGCGTCGCCAACGTTTCTTGATCGCTGGCTCCCCCAGATCAACCCAACGGGTCTGATACCAAGCATCAATCGGCTTAATTCCCAGTTCGGGACCAAAGTTGTCGTAGTACTGTCCAGCCACATCAACCTTGAACACCAGGTTTGTGCCGTACACATACGCCAGACTGTCAACAGTTCTGTAACCACGACTGTAGGGACCGAGTTGCAGTGAGTATTTCGTCCATGACCCACCTGTTTTCAGGTTGGGGTCAAGAACAAACGTGACACCTCTGGGGGGTGTCGGGTCATCTGTCCACGGCACTGAAACCCACAACCGATTGTTGACCCAACCCATATCAACTTTGTCGGCTTGTGATCGGGGAATGTCACCGTCACGCAACGCAGGCAAAATCTGACTAAAAACGTTTGTAACATTTCGACCCGTGTAAACATTTACACCTGATGAGTGGTCAAAAAAGAACACTCCCGCTGGGGTTGCAATAGTCGCTGCATGGGAAACAGATCCAACCGTGTTGGAGACATTGACCATGCTGAAAGTTTCAGCCGAGTCACCGTAGATGGCGTATACCGAGTCACGTTTAAAAATGAGCAGTTGATCGCCAAACGGGACCATTGCTGTGATTGGATCAAAGTCTTTGCCTTCATCGATATCGATGAAATCGTCTGTACGCCAGTTTTCACCCGAGTTGTCAAAAGTGTTAGCCCATGAGAAACGGATGCGGTTGGGGAAACTGTTTACGCCGCCAGCACCCTCATAAGTGCTGGCAACCCACATGTAACCTGCATGAACAGCAGTATGGTCGGCTCTAATGACATTGCCGCTGGTGGGAACGATTGTGTCGTTGAAAAGGTTACCCATTACGGAGGCTATGGAACCAGTGAACTTGGCTACATCAGCGTTGCCTCTAGCCCAGTAACAGTTGTTGTTGAACGTGACAGGACAAACATCTTTTGTTGCGGAACCAAGACTGGTTCCGATTGTCGTCCAAACCGATGGGACGCTGCTGTACACAACAGTGCCAACCTGCGCCATTGTGTGAATTGTTCCTGAAGCGTTGAACGTCCAAATACTGTCGGGAGAAGCAGCCAAAGGGGTATTTGAAAACGGTGTTACGCCACGTCGAACCTGAAATCCTCCACGACGATCCAAGTCAACGTTTATTAGGTCGGGTGACTCGTTGTCACCCAACTTGAAAGCATCTGAAACAAGGTTGATTCCACCCGTAAAGTCGCGCAGCGAATACAGTTGGGTCCGCTTAGGAGAAGTCCTCATAACAATCAGTCAAACGGGAAATGCAGTCGGCCTGGTTGACGAACCCGAGGGCCACCACCAAGCACAAGCGGATAAGCACCAGGGGCATCGCCGTACTGCTTTTTCAACACATCCATCTCGGCGTTAAACGCACTGATGAACTGCTGTGCCATCTCAGGATCTTCCTGCTGCAAATACGCCATACCCACCAGATACAAACGGATAGCGTCATGGAAGTCGTCAGGGAAATCAGGTACTGCACCTGCACCATCAGCAACCCAATCGTCAACCTTGCGGTAGCCACGCAGATTCAAAGTGTCAGCCATGTCGGGTGTTGGGTACAGGCGGAGAGTGTCGCCCCACACGTTGTAGAACGTTACAAATCCACTAGACGTTTGATAGGGAAGGTACGCTGCTTCAGCCTCGTCACGACCCATAAAGGTCAGACGACGGTCGTTGCGTACAATCGAAACAACTTCGTCGGGAGTGGGACTGAGAGCCGACAGTGCGTAATCGCGTGTTCCGCCAGTAGTTGTCAAAACCCATGAGGTTTCAAAGAACGGCCAACGTTTGCGGCTGCGAGAAATCTTGATTGAAGCATCCCTGGCCCAAACATCAAGCAACTCGTTGGGGATTTCAGATTCATCCAAATCCAAGTGCTGACGCACATAAACTCGCATTTGATCTAGTGTGTATGCCATTACAGTTCACCCCGAGAACGAAGATGTCCGACACACCATTCAGTCCCTTTAGCGGGTCGTGCCCCACAGGGATCGCCTGCCTTGTTGGTGTCTGCACACCCACCAACGGCCTGCACGACTGTTGGTAGTGATGATCCTGAGCCGATTGCGGGAACAGCAGAGTTTTGGAATTTGACTCGGGACGAGTCGGTTGTGCCGCCCATTGCTGGTACAGCATTTGCACCGTAACTGACTGCTAGTTGACTCACAGAAACTCCCGAAAAGGTTTGTAGAACGAAACGGGGCGAGGGCCGAAACCCCCGCCCCGTAACTCATGCTTGTTGCGCTGCTATCAGGCGGTCTTAGCGGTAAGAACACCTTGGCGTGCGCGGTTGCTGATTGTGAGTTCGCCGTAACACAGGATCTGTGCGTAACGAGCATCCTGGTTGTTGGGACGAACAAACGGGGTTGGCTTGAACCAAGTGTCCGAGTGACCGACAAGACGGATGTACTTCGTGTTAAGGAAGAACATGTCGCCAGCCGTGACGTAGTTGTCATAAACGATTGGCGCACCCTTAAACAGAAGGTTCTGGAATCCACCATCAGCGGTCTTGGAGTCCATGAAACGCTCCTGTGGCTGAAGAAGATCCTCATACTTCTCAAAGAGGGTACGGGTCGTAAGGATCACGTTTGGCTGGTCGTTGCCAACTGAAACGGTGTTGTATGCAGTACGCATCTGAGCGAGCGTAAGAGCACCAGCAGTCGTGTTCTTGTGGCCAGGAGCCCACCAAGTATCAGCGGTCTGATCGATGCCGCCGATGTTGGTTGAGGACGAATCCTTGACCAACTTGGCAAGACCAAGCCAATCCTTGCCACTGTTGCCAGTGCCATCACCAGTGATAAACATTTGGTCAAACTTTTCAGTGATGGTTTCTTCAGCCTGGAACGTCTTGGCCTCAAGAAGATCAATGATCTGTTCTTCGCTGTTGTTCTGTGCTTCTTCAATACCAGAAATGGTGATCGAAGCGGCATACTGCTTCCAGTTGTACTCGGCAGCGGTGATACCAGTCTGCGGAGTCGTGGTGATCGTGTCATACGCTGAGTAAGACGCAGCAGTACCGTTCTGTCCGTAAAGAAGCGGAAGAACAATCTTCGAACCACCAGAGATGGTACGAACCTGTCCTGCTTGCTTCAGGAAGTAAACAAACGGACGTGCAGAAAACACGTTATCGACCAACTTCGGCATGTGGTTCGCCAAAGTGGTACTCAGGATTGTGTCGTAATTGACATTAGGCATTTCGGGAATCTCCTAGGTTAAATGGGCTTAAACGCCCAACGCTTTCTTTGCGGCCAGGTACGCGTCCCGAAGTGAACCGTATTGCTCAGGTTGTGCAGGGACCGTGGCCCCTGAACGGCTAGAACCTGAATGAACAACACTTGCGGCTTGACGCTTAGCGTCAATCCGTTGCTGCTCCTGCTGCTGTTGACTCCGCAGAGACTCCAACTGTGTTTGCAGCGAAGTGAAATTCATGTCTGCATAAGCGGCCCGAAGATTAGGGAAACCACCTTTGATTGCGTGAGCAAACAAAATCTGGTTATCGAAATCTCCGAAGTCACTGTGCAGCGAATCCAGTTCGTTTTCGATTTGCGCCTGGGTTGCAGCCTGCTCCTGAGCGGCAAACTTCTGCTCCAACACAGCGATGCGAGCAAGATCAGGGTCCATGTCGGCAAACGGATCTGCCTCATAGTTTTGGCCCACACCAAACGCTTCTTGAAGTGCCTGTAGTGTTCCAGTCGGATCTTGTTGTAACGCTGCGGTGATCGCTTCTGCTTCCGCTAGGCGAGTCCGCATTTCGGCCAGTTCTTGCGTCTTGCGGGTATAATCCGATTGACGTAAGTAACCGTTTCGGGCTTCATCAAGGGTGATCGGTGTTCCATCAAGTTCAAAAATGGACTCAATGGGCTCAGCCGATTCCGTGAAAGAACCGTCAGGAACCGAATCAAATGTCTCGTCAGGGGTGCTGGTTGGCGTTGAGTCGAAACTCGTTGCTTCTCCCAGTCCTTCAGAAACAAAGTCCGATTCCCCTACCGCCGAATAATCGGCGTCAGATGTATCAGTCATCATTCCTAGGGAGTCGTGCGTATCTCGCAGGTTGTTCCCTAAGAGTTAGATATGTGTGTCCCGCCTAGACGGGCTGTTGCTGTTGCTGACTAGCCATTTGCTGT